CCCCTGAATGTCTCCAAATATCTTTGATTGTGGAAAATGCTTTGCCAATACACCTTGACATTTTTTATCAATCTCAACTGATGCAACTACTTTGGCACCAGCGCGTTCAAAAGCTAAATCAAAGCCACCAACACCAGCAAAAAGCGAAACGGCAGTTTTCACTTGCTGCCACCCCATCCATCACCCTTGAAAATTGTGCCACCCAATGAATACTTGCGTTGCATTAACTTCTTCTTGCAACTTTCGCAGATGATGCGCTTTTCATCATTCATTTCAAAAAACACTTCGGCTTTATGCCCACAATCGCAAGTGAATTCATAAAATGGCATTGTTCCCCCGTTCGTTAGTCTTGCGTGGCGTTGCAGGAATCGAACCTGCAGTTGCATCCCCCGATGCAATCCCTCATCTGTGAACCATCACAACGCCGATCTCTTGGGGTGGAAAGGACAAGTACCCCAAGAAGTTTTAGTTAACTGGTTTTGCACCTAACTGCGCCAGCAATGCTTGAACGGCTGGGTCGTTGATGTTGGCGCTGGCAGGTGCTGCCGCAGGTGCAGCGGCTACTGCAGGCGCTCCCGCGATAAATGCGTTTGCCTTAGCAACTGCATCTGCATCGCCTGTTGCATCCAACAAAATCCACGGCGCTGACTTTCCAGGCTTTGCCGTTCCCTGCCCAATGCGTGCCAATACCTTTTGGCCAATCTTTGTTTTTAATGCGTTCTTCAAAGCTACATTAAAGAACAAGACTGATTCGTGATTAAAGCCTGTATCTAAATCATTGATACGAACTTCAATTGCATCGGCTTCCCCGTGAACTGTTGGGATACCAGTTTTGTATTCAATTGCTTCAAGAATCAACAGGTGGCCGTTAAGGTCTGCCACCTTTACTGATTCTGTATTGCTACTTGGTGCTGAAAAAGCCATTTGGCTTTCCCCCGTTTCTTTTGGTTTGGTGTTAGTTTGTTTCTAACTCTGTTGGTGGTGTGAGTTCAGCCAATTCTTTGGCAATGTCATTGATTGTTTTGGCTGGGAATCCGCAACCGCAACCATCACGCTCACACATCAGTATCACCATTGCAAGCAACCGATAGATCGGTGCTAAAAGGTCGGTAGTAAGGGCAATACATACACATACGGCTTGGTGTTGCAGGAATCAAGGGCCACATCGCAGGATTTTCCTCAACATCAATGGTAGATAGCAATGAATAGACTGAATCAAGGCGGGCAAGCGCATCAAGTGCTGCCTGCTCATCATAATCAAATAATTCAATGTGCATATCTTCAATGGAACCGCCAGTTGGCAGGTAGATCAAGCCAACTTTGTTAACAGTTACGCCTAATTGTGCTTTTCCGTAACCGTAAAGCTGAACCTGAGTAATTTGTTGGCTGGTAGCACCTTCACTGCGCTTGGCTTTAACACCTGCAGGGGAAGTGGTTTTCCAGTCCAATACATAACCTTTTTCAATATCGTAAAGGTCAATGGTGCCTGAAAGGTTTGCTCGAATCTTTACTTTCTGTTCAACCTCGTATCGTTCAGGCATCTTGGCAAAGATTTCTTCAAGAAATGAATGGATGGCGGTGCCGACATTGGCAGCCCAGGAACCGCCACCCGATTCATTTGCCTTATCCCAATCCAGCAACTTGTAAGCAAGCCTGCGAACACACTCTTGGCCAACTTCACTTGGTCCGATATAAACCTGTTGGCTTCGTGGTGACCACTTACTTGCTTCGCTAATTATGCCGCCGAGTTCAACGGCTAACTGTTGTGCTGGCGAGTTCAAAGGCGTGAAATTCATTTGTTCTTAATCCTCGCTAACAATAGAGAATCTGCGGGAAGTAGATACTACCTCAAGAGCCTCTATAACCTGCGAAGGCAGGATTTCACGGGCGCGTTTGGTATCAAAGCGCTTGGATTCAACAAATGAGTAACGAACAACAGGGCGGTTCAAGAACATCCCAGTTTCGTTATCGCCTAATGCTCGCTCAATGTGTGCGCGAGCTACATCTGCAACTTCTTGCAGTTCCTTGATCTTGGCAACGGCAGATTTATACTGCTCCAGCCAAGCGGCAGTGTTGGCATCAAAATCCACCACGCCTGTACCTGATTCTACGCTCATATTGACCCCCATCAATAGTATGAGTTTTTTAACCAAAAGGCTTTGGCAGCACACGGGCCACCAGCGCCATATTTGCGACCTATGTAGGCCAATGCTGCAATCGTTTGGGCAACAGTTGATTTACTGCGCTTCATTCCAAGATTGCGATAAGTACCATCCAATAATTGTCCAACGCCTGATGCGGTGCTGGTTGGATTTTTCTTATCCATCCACGCGCTTTCCTTGCCCATTACGAAAGAAAAACACTTGAACTGTTCAGTTGTAAGTAGCTCGCGAGCCACTTCTTTTGCGTTCACCTGCATCAAATGCGGGCGATCTTTGTAAATTACCAATGCAGGTACGGCAGTAGGTGCCATTATTGCCTGAACTGATAATGAAGTTCCCACGCTAACCACAATGATTAACGCAAGCCTTCGGATGAGTCTTTTGTCTGTTGGTGTAATGGTGCTGCTCCTTGTTCTGTTGCAGCCAACCTTTGCAATACTCGCTTAACATAGCCAGGCGAAGTATCAAGTTGGGCCGCAATTTCGTTGGCAGAAACCCCTTTTTTATGCAATTTGGTAATAGTTAGAGCAATACCTTTGAAGGCATAACTCTTACCATTTGCAATTGCAACGGTATCTCTATCGGCTGGCGTTGAGCCACCCCAAATACCGTAGGGAATCTGTTTTTCTAGTGCGTACTCCAAACACTCCTTTTCGTGAATACAACTTGAGCAAATAGCTTTAAGTTGGTGCAGTCTTTCTGCCTCTTGTGTGCGGTTATCGGGGAAAAACAAATCTTTATCCTCAACATCTGCACACTTAGCGTTATCAAATCGCGGTAGATCAACAAAGAACTCAAATTGATTCAATGCTTTTCTGCCAACCATTGAGTTAAATCCTGGATTACCCAAGATTTTTCAATCCCAGCGTTTCGGCGCTTGAGAATGATGTAATGCAGTGGCACCTCGGTTAACCCGCGAGCCTTTGCATAGTTTTCTGCCTCAACTTCGGCTTCACGCCAAAATTCAGGCAAACTTATTGTTTTACGATTCTTGAGTTCAAGAATGTATTGCTTGCCACCAATGATTGCGACTAAATCGCCTTCATCGTTCTTTCCAGCCTTCACCAAACGCTCACATAAAGCACCTGCATTACGAAGCCAACGCATAACATCGGTTTCATATTGTGCGCCTTTGCGCCCATTTGGATTTGCCATTGAACTATTTAACCGCTTTCAGTGATGGGTAGTTGCCTTGAGCCTCGCGCCCAATGCGTGCAAACTTAACTGCTCGAATCAAATCTTCAGCCAAAATCAACGCTTCTTGCTCACTCATATTGCAAAGCAATGGTGCGTTCTCGCCCAAGTTATCGCGGGCATTATCTAGGTGTTCAAAGTAGTTTTCAGACTTCACACTGCGATCTGCAGAATGGCGCAACAAATCCAAATCATCTAATTCGTAAGCACCAACAACATCTTGCACTAAATCCTTTACTGCATCTTGTTCTTCAAGGTAAAGGGCAATGTGTCCGTCTGAATGATTATGAATTGAAAATAGTGGGTCGCGTGGTTGCTTTTCTAAATTCATCGGCCTTCACCGATTTCAAAAGCTGCAATGATGATGAGATACAGGCAAATAATGCCTATGAATCCACACACTAAGCCTAACCAAAACATAGTTTTCCTTTCCGTTCAAAGTAGGTGCGCACATACTACACGCGATTGAACAGGGCAACCCGCTTAGACTCGCTGAACTTCAATCTGAAAAGGTTTGGCGGTGTTGATGTCATATTTAGCGGCAATGGCAAGTGCCTTAAGGATTTCAGCCCTACCGACATTTGGCACCAGCCCCGCCAATGCGCCAAGCGCGTAGGCACTGCCTGAGCCGACCCCATACAGTCCATCTTCAGATTGGGTAACACTCAAGTCATCGCCAATTTCAAAGATATTGCCAGCAAAGGCCAACAAGTATGAGTAACTGATTCCTTCTTTGGTGTAATCAAATCCCTGCAACTTAAACGCCGCAATGATGCTTGGGATGATCTTTCGACCCATAAAGGTAACTGGATTAGTGCCATCGTAGGCTGGCGGTGTCCAGTTGTAGGTGAGAATATCCCCTGGCCTGCAATCACCGCTAACTGCCAACAGGTACTTTTTCAGCTTCACAATCTTGGGCGTGCTGGGCGAGATGATGCGCTTATCCCCATCGGTCACCTGAGAGTCTGCCCCTAGAATGGCAAAATCAGGCCCCTGAAAGGCTATTAGCGTGGTCATTGGCCAAGTGTAGGGCAAAGGGTGAAAAGGCGCGGAAACCCTAGCAATTCCCCAATTTCTTCGGGTTTCCACGCCTAGAGCCGACCATAACACGCCCAAAAAGCGTTATCAAATCGTTACCAAAACACCCATTTTAGATTGGTGTCTGTATATACAAAATGGTAGGGTTGTCTTATTGGAAAACGAACGGGTTTCCAGTAGAACGGATAGCAAAATGCCAAAAAAGTGTTGCGATGTTGTGTATTGGAAGCACAACGAAGGTTGGGATGTTTACAAAAAAGATGATTGCCAATTTGTAAATAATCATTGGGTTCCAAATTGGTTTGATTGTTTCATTGTTGAAGATGCACCAACAAAGAAAGATGCAATCAAATCAATCAACGAGCTACACATTTTGGGGGTCTGCCTAGTATGACATTTTCAACAAATTACACTTGTACCTGCAATGCCTGCAAAGAAACATTTGAATCAGTTATGAAGGTCAACCTATGCCTGCCTTGTTTTGAGGCATACCTAGCGAATTTGGAGAATAACTAAAATGGGTGCTATGAAATCTTTGGTAATTGATATTGCAGATACTATGTATCAAATTAGCCGTGATCTGAACGAAGCAAGCGAATCAAGCGATTTTGATGAAATGAAGCAATCACTTCGCAGGGCAATTGTTAACTCTGCCCTGACCATTGCCCACATTGAAGAATTGGAGCGTTAAGATGATTACAAAGCGTGGCAAGCGTGTACGAGCAATTGCAATCTTGATTGGCTTAATTGTGGTTTGGCAGGTTGCCAGCAACCTTTGGTGGGTTGGCATTGATGCACCCAGCGCTGAGTTTTTTGGCTGGTGTTGGGGTTCAATGAGTGAGTGCGTGGTTCTATGACCCCATTGCGATCAATCCGCATTGATGCCGACTTGTGGCAATTAGCATTAGAAAAAGCGCGAAATGAAGGCACCACCGCCACCGCAATCATCATTCAAGCATTGCGTGAATACATCAAGTAATTAAAGAAACGAAAAACCCCCCGCAGGAACGGCTGCAGGGGGTTTTTCTATGGGGGCGTTTTAGCGCCTGAAGTCTTAATCTATATGTGTTGCAAGTTCAGCACAAATTGCAGCATAAGCCGCCAAATCAATCGCTGAATCTAAGTGCGTTGGCATTGCAGATAGTCGAGCAAGTTTCATTGCTGCCATACATAAAGCTGCAACTTCGGGTGGCACTGCATCCCCTGGTTGCGCCGTTTCAACATATCTTTCTAAAACAATTCCTAATAAAACGCCAATGCGCTTATGGTTAATGCGTGGTTCATCGTAGGAAACATTGCGATCACCATAAGTAAGGCGTTTGGC